AGATGCTTTCGCTAACGCTTCAGCTCTCTGCGTACCATGCTTTGCAAAGTACTTATACTTCGTATTAAGTTCATCATCTTGTTGACTAGCGTACGGTAATCTATTTGAGATATAACTCACTAGATTTCTGCCAAACGTAGCAGCTCTACCGTCATTTGTTGGAGAAGTATCAGCCATCTTTAGTTATTTATTCTGCGGTGAAGTGGAAGCCATCTATTTCTGCTGAAGTCTTCCATCCCGCTGGGTTTTTAACAATAACATCAAATCTACCAGAAGCGGTAAGTGCTGGTATCATGATATTGAGGATTTGATTATTAAGTACATTCCACTGACTAGCTGGTAGAATATAACCGCTTACTTCACCTGTGTAAGTTGTATTTACTGCAGTGAAACCTGTTGTAATAGCGCTATTCGAACTGAGCATTACAAACTCTGTTCTATCATAGTTATTACCATATAAAGTATAACTTCTACCACCGGCTGAAGTATTAGTTACAATCGTTGTAGGATTATCTAAGGGTAGTAATGACCCTGATGTATTAAAATAAACATTTGTAATATCCGGAATTCCTGAAAGAGTAATTGTTTCAACATCTCCTACCGTTGATGACATATTTGCAAAAAACGTTTCATAATCTAATGATGAAAGACCTTGGTTAAAGTTAAAATCCGGTCTTACATTTATAAAATTATTTTCAATAAAGTATATTGGAGAGCTTTTTTCATTTTTACTTCTAAATAACCAACCTTTAATAGTAAAGCTTGTATCAGCAACAATTCTAAACTTGTCACTATATGTTGTTTCAGTCGGGGTGTTTAGAGTAATATTCTGATCCCATAACACTTCTGATCGTATCTCTATATTATTGCTAACGTCTGATGAAACTGGCTCCTTCCATGCGAGTATAATATATGGATCTGAATACGGTACAAAGTTAGAAATAATTTGTTCCATGTCCTGCATATATCTACAAAGTATGGACATATTAACTGTTAGGTTAACAGGTGTTGGAGTTCTAATGGACGAGGAAGAATTAGAATTACGGTAATTTTCAAAATTATCGAGTTTATTAAATACACGATCAGTATCATACGATATACCTGCTAAATCAATAGCCACTACAGGGAGTTCTATATTCTGAGCTTTATTAACTATATCATACATTATACGCTGCTTAGGCGCAAACACATACCTTACTGCTACCTCTTGACGAGTATTGTTATTTTTGTCATAACGCTTAACAACTGTATCATCAAATGCTGCAACAAACTGAGTTAAGAGATCCTTAACTTCAAAATTGTAAGTATAATTTTTCAAAGCTATATATATTTAATACTAAACAAAGCGTTCCAAAAAATATTTCGGTAACTTATGTTTCGATCTCAGTATACTATCAACAATTGTACCATCTAAAATATAAGTTATGCAAGTATCTTTCTTAGATCGTACACCACGACCACATGCTTGGATTAATGAACATAACATTTTATTTTGATACCAATCAAAGTCGTTTTTCATCATTCGTTCAATCCTAACATCCTTCGTGGGTAGAAATGGTGCTTTAATTAGTATTTGAAACTTTGCTAGATCACCTTTTAGATCAACTCCATAAGACATAGATGGCGAAACGAGCACAGTTGGTTGCGCGCTTGACATATGCTTATCTAGAATATCTTCATTTTTAACTCCAGGTTCTCGGTATAAAAACCTATCACCATATAACATGGTACCAAGTTTAGCAGTTATATTATTATTTTGAGAATGAATGATACCTTTATCATTCGCATGATGATTACATATCTCAGCGACCTGTTTAATAATACGTGGTAAATACTTATCCATAGTATGATAGTTTAACTTATACTTAGGATTACAGACAATAGGTGCTTTTTTAGGATCAAAACTTGATTCTGCTTCCACGTATTTATAATCAGTAATTCCTAATGACTTACAAAAATTACTCGGATCGATTATTGTCGCGGACATCAAAATAATTTTATCAGCATAATCAAACAATCTATACGCTAATTTATCAACTTTCAATGGCATAAACGTAATACCGGTTTCATCTTTTTCATAAACATACTCTGACTCCTGCCATGAATCAGTTACCTGCTCGACCTTATTATGCAAATTCATCAACCTTTGCATATTAGTTGTAAGGTCTAAAATAGCTTTTTTGTTATTAGTCTTCTTTACTGATAAAATATCCTTAATATCATCAATCTTATCTGTAAGATCGAGCTGTAATTCTGTCAACCACCTAACAGCAGACATACGCTTAGTTAGTGGTCTAACGCTAATATCCATCCTCATGAGAAACTTGTAATCCACTTTGCAAGTAAATTCTTTAACAAGTTGATCCTCTAACTCAGAAGCCTCGTCACAAATCAAAAACTGCCTCTTTTTAAGATGGTTAGGTAAAGCAAAAAACATATTATAGTTTAATGTGTTAAACTGCGATACTAACGCTTTGTTTCTTGCTTCATAATACGTACACTTATTTTTTGCCCAGCAATCTGCTTTTAAACTAGCAGAATGCAAACATGGCGCTACATCAACCGGATAACGCTCGTCGATTGCACATTGATAATTTGACTTACCTTTCACGACAGCTGTTTCATCAAAAAGATCTTTATATTGATCTTGTAGAGCTTTTGTAATGGTTAATGCCGTACAACCAAATGGAGGTGCTTCCTCACATTCATCCTGATAGGTATAACCGGTCTGCGTTCTTTTATATGCAGCATATGATGTAACTAACTGTCTAAACTCATCAGTACTCTCATTAGCGACATTACCTAATGATTTAGATATAAAACTTTTACCACTACCCGTGGGAGCATTACAAATTACAAATTTACTTCCTGTGTTGAAAGCTTCATCAATACTTTTAAGAAGTTTAACTTGAGATGGATTAGGATCGTAACCCTCTGGAAAATGCTGCAATAAATTATTAATCACCTACTATGATTATAGTCGCGATCTACTATAAATCAACTTCATCTAAAGGCATTATATACAAATTTTCATTATATATTTTAGACTTTTTAGAGGAATCTAAAAATTTAACCTGTAATTGTAGATCGCCAACATTTAAAAATTTATTTAGTTTATAGCACAATATAGTTTTTGTTCCAACTTTCGATATATCAAACGGGTAAGGTATCTCATATATACGAGTCCTTACTTCATCCTCTAAGGTTAGTTTAGCATAATGTTGCTTAATTTGAAAAATCCGTAATTTGCCCTTTCTAATAATTTTACGATCCGTGCATATAGCAACCGTTTGGAGCAAATATGGTTTTATGCAATCGGAAAATTTTTCGAGAGATACATTCATGAATTCATAAAGTTATATTTTTGTTCAGGAGACATTGGGTATATATTCTCATTAAAATATTCCCAAAAATCATTATTTGGAATTTGTTGAATAAGATCGCATGAATTCATACTTATGGTACGATAACTTTGCATTAATATGTCCCATACAACTAAAACATTTTCCGCTGCTTCATTAATTTTCGCCGGACCTTTTGGAGGAGCATAGTTTAGTGTAGTTTTACCGTTTATAGAATTTAATAAGTCGTAAGACTTGGTACATAGCATTCTTCTTGTAGGGCCATCTCCTGCTCTAGGACGACGTCTTACAAATCTTATTTCACATACATTATTTAATAATAGTGAATCAAGAGCTGCTCTTTGTATTATCATTCTTTAATTTACAAATTCCAAATAAACGATCTTCATTTAGGAAGATTCCTTTCTTCACAGCCGAACCATTTACATCAATGTTAGCTACGGTAACGCCAAGATTATTTGGAAAAATAACAATATCACCAGGTTTTGTATATTCAGCTTTTGGACCAGCTAGAATAACTCTAGCTTTACGCCAAGCTTTTGTCAAAGCGTTGGTTGGTACGAATATACCATTTCGTTCAATTTCACCTGTATCATTTTCATCAACATATTCAACTAGTAGGATATCATCAAAAATCATTGTAAGTTCAAACTCATCTGTAAGACCGACATCTCCATCATTATTTGTCGAGAGGTCAATAAGATGCTTTTGAGGAGCTAGAGTATCAATACTTCTTTGTGCCATACTTATATTTACATTAGGTTGAAAATTAATCAAGCAGATTCTTGTATATCTCTAGCTCTCGAACAGACATATTTTTATTCTTCGCGATCATCTTAAGTTGATCAGTTTCCTCTTGCTTATCTTTATCTTTTTTAGGCTTCTTAATGTAACTAATACGTTTAAATTTGAGTCGAGGTATTAAATTAAAGTAAAGCTTATACGTTTTTTGCTTATCAGTATCAAAAATACCACAATATTTATTAAGAGTTTCATTTACAAAACCAACAGTTTCTTTACTGTACATTGTGAGCCATCTATTGAAGAGAAAGGGTACAAATGACTGCTCACCTTCTTGATCTAACGGATCCGGTTGCTTTTGTTTATTGGAGTAAAATAGTTTATTTTGTAACTGAAAGAAATTCATAACACGTATTCTCCATTATAATATTTGTAATATATTTAGCAACTGACTCAGCTTTAAATCTATTATTATAAGTTTGCTGCTGCCGATTTTGCACTAATTGTAGCATATCTAAATCTGATAATAAATCCATAATTACATTACCAATATCTTTATCCCAATCTTCAACTTGACAGATAGCAGCATCTTTGTATATTTTTGTTTCTTGTAATTTAGGGGATACAACTACAGCTCCACTTCTCATTGCTTCATAATGTCTAAATGTTTCCATACTAACATTACCTGCAGGACAAACTACTATTTTCGAATCGTGTAATTTTTCTGAATATTGCTCACCTGACAATCCCATATTAAAACCACGAGAAATATTAAAATCTAATTTAGGTCTTTTATCATGAGACATTTGATTAAAAAATTCAATAACAGGTCTCATAAACTTAACTCTATTCGCTGACGACATATGACCAGCGAAAAAGACATCTATACTTCTATCGGCAATTATTTTATTTTTAAGGTTTACATGCTTTTTATTATAACCTAATGGAAAAGCGTGAACATTCTTTAACTCTTGGTCTGATGTTAGGTACGCTTTAAAAACGGTACAGCTATCTTGCCACAGTTTAGGAATATTATTTGTCATAAATTCGTCTGAAAGACCAATAATAATATTCTTCTTGTCGTTATTAAGTATTACTTTGTCTCTATAATCCCATTCTTGTGTTACACTTACAACATGTATTTTATAATCATCATTTAATGTAATGTATTTAAGTACAGTTTGTAGGTAATCCCACTCACAAACGTTTTCACCAACACCGTAATACTCAACAATCATTATACAATTACTTTTGTTGTAGCTACAAACTGATCTCTAATTTCATAATTGAAGTAATTACAAATTTTAATCATAAGACCCTCAACATCTTCATCTGATAACTTTGATGAATAAGCAAAACCTGGAGCGTTTTTACCTGCATCAATATTAAGCGCTGTATGACCTAATGCGACGTTTTCTTTACTATAGGTAATAGAAACACTTACTTTACCTTCTTCTCTTTCTTCGCCATCTGATCCTTTAAACTTATCAATAACCATAAGATCGTCTCCTTTCATTGAAATAGGAAGCTTAATATATTCGGATAGTAGTTGAGCAACCGCTGTATTGAATAAACGTTGAAACGCAACAGCTCCTAGTGGACATAGATTAGGTATCTCCCAACATAAATTAATTGCATCTTTAGAGGAAATATAATCATCTGTTAAAGTATCCTCCAAGTCAATTAGATTATCTTTAACTTCCATTGGAGCGCGAAACGCAACAATATTACCTACAGGAGAAACATCTTTACGAAAATATTCATACGCAAATCGGTTATGAATCAAAGATCCATCATATATGTCTTGTTCAATAATCATTACTCTACTAGTATATATCTATATATTAAGAAGGCAAATATTTAGTTACTACCTCATTATTTTTAGCGGCCCAATAACTTGTCATTCTACCAAAACCTTCTTCGCGTACAAGATATACTTTATGTGCCGTTTTTCCTTTATTTATAGATGCATCTGTCATCGCCTTGTTAATAATTTCTTCTCCTGAAAAGACCTTTACTCCTTGAGATTTATAATCTTCATAATTATCAAACATATCTTCAAAAATCTTCATGTTATTACTATTACCAAACATTAAAAAATCAGATAAAACCGCCGGATTGTTACAAACATTTGGTGCATAAATCATACTACTATCCATATCAAACTTTGATATGTCTAATTTTGGCTCATCCAAACAAACATCAAAGCGGGTTCTAATAATTGCATCATAATTTTTATCTGAACTTTTAATTAATTTAAATACTTTTGATGTACTATAGAATATAGATTTGTGAATTAACTCAACTGGGTCATCGCTAAAATTAATTTGTTTCTCAATTATAATCTCTTTAGGTTTCCACAAATCATAAATTAAATTTTCATCTTTGTTACCGTCTTCCCAAGTGTGTACAAAAACATCATAATCATTAAAATCTACAATATTCCGTTTAAGGGAATGTATACCTAAATCTACAAACCTTTGTTGTCCAAAAATTGCAAGTGCCTTATTCATTTATAATATATTTATCATCTTTATAAGATGCATCTCTAATCACAATTAAATCTGTGTTCTTGTGAAAAAATGACTCTGATACAGTATATGGCTCAAGTACGAATATTTCACCTTCACGAAATCTTTCACCATTTATTTCAACATCTCCAGAAACGACAATATTAATTTCAGTACTTTTTTTATGGTAGTGATTTTGCGTTGGAGCACCTTTCTTATACTTATGATAACCTACTTCAAATTTTTCCGTCTTTAACACAGAAGGATCAAAGTTGCCAACCACCCAACCATTTACCATATCCTTTATATTATACCTTTTCATTTGATTCAGCTTTTGTTATTCTTGGAATATGCCTACCACCATCAAAAGTGGTTACTTGTAAAATGTTTATTATCAGTTCAAACATTTTTTTATCTACTGTTCTCGCTGGTATAGAAAAATAATTAGCGCAATTATGTCTTACAGCATGCTCAGCAGTATATTCATCAGATATCAATGCTGCTCTAATACCTTTATATTTATTACCAGCTATATTAACCCCCTGACCTGTTCGACAAAATGCAATAACATGATCACTATAACCACGTCTAACTGCTTCAACTGCTTGCGAAACATAATCATTATAGTCACAATCTTTATTTACAAATGTACCATAGTCAACATAACGTATACCAAGTTCATCTAAAATATTACACGCTTCATTTTTAATATCAAACCCGGAGTGATCTGCACAAATGGCAATAGGCTTATCACCAAATTTGACTAATGTATGTGTTAAGAAAAATTCAAGTTCGGTAGGAGTACCCATGAGATGCATCTTATCAACTTCCTCAATAGTAATACGCTTATCATTTTCAATCATTAAATTGTATAAGGGGCAGATATAAAATTCTCCCTTGGTGGTAATATCTTGATTGATCATTACTTTAGCATATTTTACAAAATCTGAACCTTTTGAAAACGTATACACTCCCACTGCAGCATTATCACTTATAACTTCCTTCTCAGCAGTTCGTGTAACCAAATTATTGTCATCTAATTTTGCGTAACTATATCCATTATTATTACTTTTAAATGTAAGAATAGTACCGTCAACAGAGGTATCAATTTTTATTGGGTCAAAGAACGGTTCAAAGAAAACATCTAAAGTATAAATTAACAGTGGATCATCATTATTAATATAATCTTCAGCCATTAAACATGTTTCTACCGACCCACGGGTAATTTTATCTAAAATAATAATTTTAATATCGTCACCATAACGTTGTTTTAAAATAGTATCGAGCGAGTAATCACTTACATGGTCACGTCGTATACAGAAAATAAGATTACACTCATCTTTATTATCAATTGACTCGAGACTTAAATCAATCATTTGCGTATCACCTACCATTATAAGTTGCTTTGGCATTGCATAATCAGCGTCTACAAACCTCTGTCCTTTACCAGCAATAGGTATTAAAATATTAATTTTACTCATTATTCTTCTTAATTAAATTATATGTCATAGAATGTGCAATTGCAACTGCTTCTTTGACCGGCTTTTTACTAATTAAATTAGTAATAGTTGCAGCAGCAAAAGTATCCCCTGCTCCAAGAATATTTACCCCCTTCAAAATATCTTCTACTTTCGTTGAGAATGTATCTTGTCCATAATATGTGCTACCTGATGTATAGTGCACTATTATATCACCTTTAACGTATTTACGAAGTTCATCAATAGGCATCCATAAGTCTTCATCTGATATAAAGAGTAAATCTATAAATTGTAAAACCTTTAAATTCTTAAGAGGTTCCCCGGCGCAAATATCTGCAGATATTTTTTTACTAGTTGAAGCAACCTCCTCAACAAATTCTAAATCGTTAAGTTGGTTGAGGTAAAGAATATGTGACCAATCAGTCAACTGTATAAAAGGCACTCTCGTCTTTATAGATAATGCTGCAGTTGAAACACGTCGTACCTTTTCTTTATCAACATAAATTAAAGCTTCACCTATTTCTGTCGGCTCTATTCTAACATTAATATTAGTTGAAAAATTTATAAAAGCTTTCCAAACGTTACCTATACTACCGATTGTTTCGTAAGATTTATTACCATCAAAAATAGTATCATATGTCAAATGGCCATATAATGTAACGTTAGAACTTGTCATCTTTATCTAAGTTATAGAATAATTCTTCATTAAAAGGAGGTATTATATTTCTACTTTCACATTCATCAAATAATTTATCTATACAATTATCTCCCCCGACCCGATCTAAAGTATTACCACAGCAATACTTTCTAATAGTTTTAACAGCATCAGATGGGCAAAAGCTATACCCAACTGCCTTCATAATACTCAAGTCAAAAATATCATCCCCGACATAACACATTTCGTCTGGTGATACATTATAGGTATTTTTAAATATGTTTATGAAAGCGCTTTTACATACGCTTCTAGAAGCGTAAAAATCTATTGACCTATTTTTTGCAATTGACTCGTTAATATTAGTATCCCCAGAAAGAAAAATTACTTCTACACCAGCAGATTTAAATTTCTTGATAGCTGAAAAATCTTTATCGCAAAAAGTTTTATACTTTGCTAAGCCTGTATTATCGTAATATTTCTTGCCATCGGTAAGAACTCCATCAACATCTAAAATAAGTAATTTAATCATAGTAAATAGTCTGAACAAATATTAATATCTTTAATATTATACTGTTGATTAGGAATTGCAACAATACTTTTACTATCATATTCAATATTCATATCTATACTTTCAGAATGATACCATCTATAACCATGTCCTGTTAATACAACTAACTCACTTTCTTGGAAAAAACAGTTAGTTTTTGCTTCTAGCAATTTTATAAAAGCAGCATTATTTTTGCAATGTAACCATAATTTATTTTGTAATAAAAAATCAAATTGTATTTTATATTGCGGTAAATCATGACCTAAGTAATACATACCTTTAAGATACCATACATCAGTTTCTACATCATATCCTCGATGTAACGTCTCGATAATATATTCAGGGCGATTTTCAAAGTCCGGACTAGGTCCATTTAAATTACCACGGTGTGATATAAACATTTTAGAATTTGTGTGTATCTACATCTGTATTATACTTATTGGCTGCAACAAAGATCATTTCATCAAGCATTGTTTCAAAAGTATATGTTGGCTTCCAACCCAACTTATTTCTTAACTTGGTAGAATCTCCTTTGAGATGTTCAAGTTCTTCTGGTCGTTCAAATTTTTGCGATGTCTTTACCAACTTATTATCAACACCAAGTACGTTAAATGTATACTCGACAAGATCTTGAACGGTGTGTGATATACCGGTCGAACAAACATAATTGTCTGGCTCCTCTTGTTGAAGCATCATCCACATTGCTTTAACATAATCCTTTGCATGACCCCAATCTCGGCTAGCGAGTAGGTTACCTAGTATAAGATTATTCTTACAACCATTCTTAATATCTACTGCACCGCTAACAACTTTATTAGTTACAAAGTTTATACCACGTCTAGGTGATTCATGATTAAAGAGAATACCATTACTAATGTGCATACCATAACTGTTTTTATAGTTGTTACTAATATTATAGGAAAATACTTTTGCACACCCGTACGGACTTACTGGAGCCATTGGTGTAGTTTCTCTCTGAAAACCATCCTTATCAATATTGTTACCAAACATCTCACTAGAAGAAGCTTGGTAAACTCTAGCATTAGGACATGTTAGTCTAATTGATTCTAGAAGATTCAATGTACCAAGTCCGGTCGCCTCGGCCGTGTAAATAGGGGCATCAAAACTTACACGAACATGAGATTGTGCAGCGAGATTGTAAATCTCATCTGGCTTAGCTTTTTGTAAAACTGATACTAAAGAAGACATATCAGTCAAATCAGCATAGACCAGCTTAACTCTATTAAAAATATGATCGATACGAGTTGTATTATATTCCGGAGAAGAATTACGACGAATAGTACCATATACGATGTAACCTTTATCGAGAAGAAGTTCTGCAAGATAAGAACCATCTTGCCCATTAATTCCTGTAATTAACGCTGTTTTCATTTTAGTACTTCAAAATTATATCACAAATTTTATCTACATGTTCAGTAGACATACCTTGATGATTGGGCACATAAAAGCCTTTATTATCAACTAACTCCGCATTACGATTGTTAGGAGTGTAGTCACCAAACTTTTTCCACATTGGACTCTTACCAATAGAACCAGCAATAAGTGGTCTACACATAATGTCATTAGCTCTAAGCTCTGCAACACACTCATTACGATTATCAAGTAATACCGGGTAACAGAAGCTTGAGATAAAGTCACCAGGTCCTTGAGCTAGCTTAATTAAACTATTTGAGTCCTGTAGACGTTTTCCAAAGTGAATAAAGTTATCATTACGTATCTTAGAAAATCTTTCAATTTTATCTACTTGCTTAAGACCAATTACTGCTTGGAGGTCAGTAGATCTAACATTAAGACCTGGTAGATAAAAGGTAAACAACCTATCAAAGTCATTAACCCCCTCCGCTTCAGCTAACTTCTTTGCTGCCCCCGGATCTATATCTCTATCCCAGCCATGTGAGCGGATCATAAGAAGTAGATCATTAATTTCTTTATCACTTGTTGATACCATTCCACCTTCAATAGTAGAGATATGATGACCAAAGTAAGTAGAAAAGAAACTCATACAACCAAATGTACCAAGTTTATCACCTCGAAACTTTGAACCTAAACTCTCACAAACATCTTCAATTAATAGAACGTCATACTTATTACAAAGAGTAACAATACGAGCCATGTTAGGAACCAAACCAAGAACTGATACTAGAATAAAAGCTGCTGGTTCTTCGTCCTTAAATAACTGCTCAAGATGTTCTAAGTCAGCTGAAAGGTCATGAAGGTTACAATCAACTAAATGTGTTTCCATACCAAGAATAAGAGGTGAGCTAACATCTGTAGCCCAGCTTAAATCTGGTACAATAATTTTATTATTTTTTAGTTTTCCTCCAAGCTTAAGAGCAGTAAGACCAAGCAAAATAGCGGATGAACCAGAGTTGACAAACACAGAGTTGCTAGCACCAAGCCAGTTAGAGAATTTGTTTTCATATTTTTTAGTAATTGGACCTTTTGTAAGTTGCGGTATATCTGGAGCATTAAGCCACTCCGTCAAAGCTTTTATATCATCTTTATCAATTGTATCTGACACTAACTTGATACTCATATATAAATTATAAGGTATTTTCCCAAATTGCAAGAGTATGTTTAAAGGGATTTCCTTTTATATTTTTAACCAAATCAAGCATTATTTGCGCCAACTCTCTAATTTCTTTTTGGGCATGTTCACTATTACGTAGTTTTTGAAAATTAGCAAACGATCTCATATTAAACATAATATCAGATTGAATCATACTATTATATGTTTTAAAGAAACGTGCACTTTCCTTTGCTCTTTTACGGCCTAGAGTTGGTTCTAATGCTGTAATTGCTTCATGATATAGAGTATTACCTGCTGCGGTATAAACTTCTAATTCTAACTTCCACTCTTCCGGCCAATCATCAGGTATAAATGTTTTATCTTCTTTTAATTCTTTGTATCTCGCCGATTCGGCATTGAGCGAAGATATTCTATGCTTAAGTAAATGAATATGACTGGCAATATCACAATCAACAAGGAAATGGACGCTACCCTTTTCAAAAGGGGTCTCGTGTCCGTGGCTCCAAAGCATGTTGATGAGCTTCGGAATTCTCTTTCTTTTCTTTTCATCTAATTCTCTACTTGTGGACGTCCATGCGCTACATGCAATAACTTCATCACTGCCATAATAACCTAAAAGCTCTACTGTATTACCCATATACAATACTATTATAAGCTAACTCTAAACCTTTTGCAAATGATTTAAATTTAAAGTTTGGAAATAAAGTTCTAAACTTTTCATTACTTGCATCCTTGCGGAATTGCCCATCCGGCATTGACGTGTCGAAGCTTAGAATAAGATCTTTATCCAGAACACTTAGGGCGATTTCTGCCATTTCCCTAATTGACAAAACTACATTATCACAAACATTAAAGTCTGTCTTAAAATCTCGTTCTAGACCCTGTACAATAATATCTGCGAGATCTGACGCGTGAATAAACTGTCTTAATGGCTTTCCTGTACCAAATAATTCTAGAACCTTTTCATTGCTTTTTACACAATTATCAATTTTTTTAAGTAACGCTGTAACAAAATGAGCTTTTTTACTATTATCAAAATTATCATACTCACTATATAGATTACATGCATACACTGTTGAGTAATCTAAATTATATTTCTTCCTATAGAGTTCAACTTGTGTTCCCATTACACGTTTTGCCATACCATAACCAAAATTTGTTGGTGTTGGAGGGCCATTGTGCAAGACATCTTCTTTAAGAGGGTAATAAGTCTCCGGTAATGCATCTGGATATACACAAGTGCTTGATACAGCAATAAGTTTTTTAACACCATATTTATAAGCCTCATGAACAACATGCGTATTCATTAAAATATTCTGCTCGAGAAACTCTATCGGGTGATCAATATTCTCTTGAATACCACCCACTCTTGCTGCTGCATGAATAACTGCATCAGGCATTATCTCTTCAAACATTTTCCTTACTTGAAACTGAGAGGTAAGATTATAATCGTTTGAACCTACAAATACACCTTCATGAGATGTTGTACAGAGTTTATCTTGGATATGACATCCAAGCATACCTCGCCCACCAGTAACAAGAACTTTCATCTACATATATTATAAATTATATTAACGTATAGTCAACTTTTTTCAATAATACTAGGAATAGTTAGTTCAGCAAGTCTATACTTTTGTGCTAATTTAAAATTTTCTTTAATTGCATCAAGTTTTGATTCGTATAATTCTGTTGTACATAGAGGTAGTATCTCTGGTAAATGCTTAAGCTCATCAAAGCAAACCATACCATCAATATTAAAGAAGTCATCAATTGAAGGACATCCCCAATAGATTGGAATAGTACCTGTTACGAAACAATCAATAAGCTTTTCTGTAAACCAATAATCACGATCAATATTCTCTATGCAAAAATGGTATCGATAATCTCTTAACCCATCAATTTTATTATCTAGAGGATTATAACCACCGCCAAACACATCTACACGTCCTTGTGAACCAGCAATAATTTGATGCCTCAGTTTATGACCTGGAAGTTGCTGCTTAGCAGAAGCAATAATAGAGAAGTCTTTACTCTTTGGGTGTATATCCCAATCAAAATCATCAATCCAACAACCACCATAAGGTAGAAGAGTAGCATTAGGTAAAGTTGCTACCAGCTCTACATCATGAGTCCAAATAACTTCAAACTTATCTGCATTTTTAATTACAAATTCATACAAGTGAGGAATATAATCATATGCTTCAATTAACCAAGCAATATTTTTACCTGGTCTGTTTAAAGCATTTGGAATATCTATATCAGTCCATACAACAATATCATTTTGTGTAAAAGAACCATCTCGTACCCATTCTACTTTGTCAGTAAATTGCTTTGGTGGCATTGGGTTATTTGAAAAGATACAATGCGCAAAGGCCGAGTCTTGTAAATGTATTTTTAGAGGAGTGTCCATCTATCTGGTATAATATCTTTCGGGTTATAACTGTGCGCTGGTCCAAACCATTTTTTTGGCGCAACTATAGTTTTATGTTTTAACGGATCCTGCAGCTCACCTAACCAAGCTCCCCACCAACCAAATGACGAGTTGCAGATTATATTGTTCCTGCATAGAGACATGTGATAGAGGGCTGAAAATGGATTATCTTCTTCAGAATAGTATGTTTTTACATTACCGAACATCTTTTTAGTTGTCTTTATATCATCAGAAAATATCATATAATACTTAGATGATGCTAATTTACTTGCATGTGACCAATAATCAGCTGGTTGTGCTGGGTGAAACTCTCTCTTTTTAGTATAATCACCGAGTCTAACATGGATAGAGGTACAATTGTCAGGGTTAGGATATATTCCTTCCGCAATCTTTTGATCTACTACCTCTTTAACTGAACTCTTAAACTGTAACTGACGTTTTAACTCCGTAGTTACATTTTTAAAATATTTCTCTGATTGAAAATAACCAACCATGTCAGTAAAATCATCTACACTTACATCAACATATTCAAAAGGAAAACTAACTTCTCTAAACTTAAGTATATCGTAATCTAAAACCGGTACATCTAAATTAAAACCTTCGAAAATAGAATAATTATTACATTCATAATTAACATCGTAGTAGGAATTATGTTTAGGGATTGCAAAATCTAGCCCAGTTTTTTTAGACATACCAATCACTGCTGCAAACTGAAATAAAGAGTTGCACGTATTACCATATCTACCTATCCTTGTTGAAGTAATCATACCGCTGCAGTTTTATGCCATTCCCATTGATTAATGTGATCCTTTAATTGATCAGAAGTCATTTGCGCAATTTCTAAGTAATAGTCTCTATTAAATTCAATATGTGGATTATGGTTATAAGAAGTTTCACCGCGGGCATGTGTTAAATGCCATAGAGGCCATTGTGTACGAGCAATTTTTGTACCTAGTTTTTTAAATCGAGTATTTATTTCGTTATCTTCATAACCAACACTCTTAAAGTGTTCATTAGCCCCACCACACTTCCAATAATGCTCCCTATCAAACATTACAACCCCACCAACTGAATGTGGATTAAACAGAGTACAATCATCTAAATTTACATTACGAAGATCTTTTGTTTCATTAATAATATCAAAATATGTTTCTGGTACATCATAAAAATGACCATCATACGGGTATACTAGTTGTGCTTGACCGTTTATAATTGCTTCAGTAGCTCCAATAATCTGCTCAGGTCTTAAGAGGATATCGGCATCGTAATGAGCAATAACTGGAGTAGTTGCTTCTTTTGCTGCGAGGTTAACTCCTCGTTGTCGATTAAAAAATTCATCCGTTTCAATATAGATATGGCGGCATTTGAAAGCCTTACACATATCGTGTAGCTTACTCGATCTATCCTGCTCACTAATAATAATATTAGCATCAAAGTGATGCCGTAGATAAGATAAAGTCGTTCGAATATTACGAATACGATCTTCATGATCTACTTTAGCGGCTATCAGAAACGTTAGTTTTTCTTTTAGATTTTTCATCAATTATTTTTTTATAACGTTTAATAATCTCTACAACTTTTTGCTGCGGAGTATCAGGGACTTTTACTGGTGATACTTTATTCTTACTCATAAAATAGTGTGCGGCTGCTTGAATGTTTGATTGCCAATCTGACCGTGGTCTAATTGCTGAAGAGTCTTCTGAACACTTCTGCTCTTGTACAAAATCTAAACTGTTAGCAATATCTGCCCACCACCAGTACGGTGTACTAAAGCCGTTCTTAGCTAACTGGTAGGAGTGATCAACATGCTCAAAAGCATTAGTAAAGTTCTCATCATATAGCCCAACCTTCTCTAAAGATTCACGAGTATAAAAGGTAACAGCTCCTACACAATGCTGATTAAGTGCAATACGGATTTCATCAAATGGCCCGTAGTCAAATACTAATCTCGGCACCGGCTTACCATAGCTTACACCAGCTTTATTAGCAGGTCCATGATATGCAAACATAAAGTGATGAATACCAGTCGTCTTATAAGCACGTATATACTCAGCAAACAAATTACCAGTAAATTTCATATCATCTTCAACAAGAATAATATAATCACAATCCTTATCCAGTAGATTTTGTATAGCAGCATTCTTCGCTTTACCAACTCCTACCCCACCAGTTGTACGTATAAACTCTACACCAGGTCGCATTAAAGGATATTCCTCTTTACCATCATCAACTACTACTAATTCATCGTACCATTCATCATTAAGAGAGTCAAAGCAAACATTAAACATATCTACCCTATCACAGGTTATAATACCTACACCAATCTTACTCATTACCTATATTTTATACTCCAAAAACACTATTTCAACTATAAATATAGATATGCCATGCGTTGACAATAAAAGTCTAATCTACAATATTAAAGAATTACCTGAAACTTTTTCTGTAGCTGACGGTGATTTACTTTTAATTGAGACAGAAGAAGGTACAAATATTATGGATTTTGCCAATTTTGTTATTGGTTTAGATAATACAACGTTTGGTACTACAATTACTCAACATTCTACTGATATTCTTGCTCTTTCTTCTGATTTTACATCCTTATCACAACAAGTCAATACAGATATGGCTACAATAGTTGGGAGTAATACAAAAGCTTTTATTTCTCTATCAGCTCAAGACTTATACGGTCCTAGATTATTAAAAGGTACAAATATTACATCAATTGAGTATATAGTTTCTACTCACGTTGTAAGATTTAATTTTGATACAAACCTACCCAACACTAATTATATAATTTTACCAACTGCAGCAGTTGCTAACAGTACAAACGAACTTGTTCAGTTTACTGAAGCGGATAAAAATACTAACTATGTTGATTTAAGCGCAGTTAACATACTAGATGGTGGGTTAGCCGCAAATGCCGGTACATTAGGGTTTGAAATTCAAACTTTTTAAAAATTAAAACGATCTGATTCACTAGCATGCCGTTGCGTTCCTCCATCTAAACCAAATTGTTTGAAAAGTTCCTTTTCTTTTTCTTCTCTCTCCAATTCAGCTTTTTGCATCCTAACTAAACTCTCTAAATCATCAATATTATTAGGGTTTAGAATAGATTCCTCATCTCCATACATATTACCATCAGGTGTTACATACTCAGCAATCATATCAATACGTGCTTGAGAGTCATCTGGTAGTAAAATAACACATGGTGAGTCACCTTTCGGGTAAAATACATTAGCATCTGCTTGTGTCATATATTGCATATACAATGTATAGAATATATTATCCATCTCATTAATAAATTTTAGGTCTACATCTCTAGTACCATCATCAACAACGCTAAATTTTTCATTAAAACGTGTCATAAAAATAATATCCAAAGAACGTAGAGCTTCACGCGACATTGTTATCTGCTTCTCAACAAATTCATCAGTAAAACCTTCCATCTCTTTACCATTTGCCCACATTGTATATGCAACGGCATCAAGTGGACACCTATCATAAACGATCTTTTCCTTTAAATCTCTACCTTGAACCTGATCTACCAAAAAATCCAATATAAGAGTTTGTGTATCCGGAGTAGTCTTTGAGGAATGCTCTAATTTCTTTTCATTAAGTTTATCTCGATATGTTTCTTCTGGTGTTTTATAATTGGACCAGGTGTGTAGAAAACTTTTTACCATAGTAGATTTACCACTGTTTGCTGTGCCACTAAAAGCTATTCTCATATTATTATTATTTACAATTTAATTACTTATTATCAACAAATATCTAGTCTCATTAGACCTTAAGTGCTTTATCCCAGACTAATAAATGAAGTCTTGGTGAGAAATTAACATGCATTGACTTTGCATATTCAACTACTGCTTCTGCATTATTAATATGTTCTTCACGTGAACCTGCGCAAGGCATAAACCAAATACGATCACGATCTAAATTAATGCCATGTTCGTCTTCAACATATTTACGCCAGATCTCTTCAATGTCAGCTGCTGGATCATTAACAACAAACTTAAACCCTGAACCAATTTTTTTATGATACTTAAGTACCTCAGGCTTATAAGTCTTTTCCTCAGGGTCACCATTAGTAGTTAGTTTAGGCGAAGTAGTAAAGGTAGCACCAAATTCATCATGCCACCTGGAGTCTGGCATAAGTGTAGCATTAGTTTCAAAATCAATTTTAGGCTCAAACCCGTATCTATAAATAAACTCGTCTACAAGCTTGAGCAATTGCTTCTGTTGAATAAGAGGCTCACCCCCAGTTAGTTTCCAGATTGTACTCTTCTCGAGTTTTTCAATCCAGTTATTATCTTCCAACATCTGAAAGATTTCATTAAAAGTCATTTTATTCTTTACACTCCACGATATAAAAGAATCGCAACCATGCGGAGAATCTTCACTTGCAAATCCTATACAGGTTAGATTGCACATAGCCATTCTCATAAATAAAGAGCGTTGACCTACATACTCGCCTTCTCCTTCAATAGTATAGAATATCTTATCATCAGAAAGTATTAAAGTTTGTTTATCTAGATCCATCATATATAGTATAATACTGATATTGAATTATTCAACTGAATTAATAAAACTATAGTCAACTATTTAACTATACAATTTCTAATATACTTCCTAAATATTATTGTATGAGTAGACAAAACAAAAAAATAAACTCTCATGATGAAATTGGTGAAGATCTTTTTGACAGTAACTGGCTTATGGATTTTAAATTACGTAAACCGTTTTATTTTAAACCTAAACATCGGGAATTTTATAATATACTTCATGAATCAACAACTCAAATGTCATTTGTTGATGGCTTAGCTGGTACTGCTAAGACGTATATCGCTGTTTATGCAGCGTTAGAAATGTTAAAAGAAGGTTTATTTGAAAAAATTGTATATATTAGATCTGTTGTTGAATCAGCTGATAAAAGTTTGGGGTCATTACCTGGAGAAATTGATGATAAATTTTCACCATATATGATGCCTCTTATAGAAAAGGTAACTGAGATTTGCGGTCCCGGTACATGTAGTATGTTAAAAACAAAAGGTCTAATTGATGCAATACCAGTTAATTTTGTACGAGGATTAACCTTTAATAATATTTGTGTTATTGTTGATGAAGCCCAAAATTTAACAAAAGGTGAGCTGACAACCATTCTTACAAGATTTGGCCGCAATAGTCAATATATAGTTTGTGGTGATACAAAACAATCTGACGTTAAGCAATCTGGATTTTCAAATGTTTTTAAAAAATTTGCATCAGACGATTGTAACGATAAAGGAATCTACACACATCTTTTTGGAGTAGAAGAAATCGTACGTAGTAAGATACTTCGCTTTATTTGCGATAAGCTGGCAGCTTAAAACCACTCAGGTGGTTGTCTGTTTGTCCAAACTGCAAACGGCTTATCGTTAATTATATACTGTTTATATTTATCGACTGGCTTTAAACTATTAAACCCGGGTACCTTTCTGCATGTTTGGTCCGCAGCAATAGCTACTGCAAACTCTTGCTGCGGACCTTTAGGAAGATTAACTGGCGGAGTCTTAAAAATCTCAGAAAATTTTAACTCGGTCAAGTGAACTTTACCGTATCTATGTGTATATTCATCACAAGCTGCACGAAAATGTCTATATAACCAATTATAGTTAGCAGTAGTAGACCTGCACCAGATACCTGAAGGATGTTTAATATGAGACGCTTTATATAAGATCTTTTCCATTTTCTCATCCGGATGTAACCAGCGTTTAATACGTCTATTAAGACGAGTCCTACCTTCATATTCTTTACCATCAAGTACCCGGTGAGCTGTTGACATAAGCTGAGCATACTCAACAATCATCTTAACAACATGCTTGTCACACATTTCTTTAGCAGAAATAACAGGGCACTCGTTAGTAGTAAAAATATTCATTATGTTATTATAATGAAGTTATTATGCAAGAAGAGCTAATGCTTTACCTGACATTGAGGTATTTACAAGATTCCTAATCAGTTTTTCTGGTGATTTTTTACCAGTATGGGTTTCATATTCTGTAATAGCATTTAATGCATCCCATTTTGTCTCACCAACATTACCTCTACCCTTTTCAAATAGCTCAACTAGTTTTTCACGCTTTGATATACGTCGTGAGGATTCATCTTCTAAAACAGGTACTAATTTTTTCGTAAATTTAACCATTTCATCACGAGTAAACGCAGAATTCTTTAATTCTACCATGGTAGAGTTAAAATTCTTAGCTGCCTTTATTGAACTAACAATACTTTGCAACATTTTTTCTACTTTCATATCAAAAGAAAAAGAATGCCTACTAGTACTATCAGCGTCCCCGCTAATAAGGTGTAATGCATTGTCGCACGCTATTCTCGTAGTTGACGGAATAGTTTTATTAGAGCCCATACCAGTGTTATCAATTACAGTATAAAAATATGGCTCAATTTTATCCCCATCAACATCAATATTAGCTGCTAATTTGGATTGTATAAGTACCTTTCGACCATTTCTAGATGAAGTATAGCCAACATGATCAATATCACCTACTTGACGTGATGCTTTATCTAATACATCAACCATCTCCTCCATTTGAATAGGCCTATACTTTTTACCTACTATTCCAAGATGCTGACGTGTATCTGTACGTTGAAGTGAAAATGTATCCGGGATAGGTACTTGATCTCTCCCAAAAACAGGAACTTTTTCTACTTCAAACTGAGGTACTTCATTAAGCGAACTAATTGTATTGATAAATCCCATAATATTCTTTCTTACACTTAATTATATCAGAGTTCCTATTGATTTTCCCTGACTACCTCTAATATTCTACCTGGATCACCGGTAACCTGCTCTTTTACCTCATCATTCCTAAATACTAATAGGGTAGGTATTGATCTAATACCATATTTTTCAGCAAACTCCGGACTATCATCAATATCAACGATATCAACCTTTAATCCTTTAGCAGCTAACATAGCCTTAACTGTTTGACACGGTCCACACCATGGTGCTGTTGCTAATTTAATAATAGATTCTTGATTCATGCATTAATTATACCGTACTATATAGTGTTTGCAACGTAAATAAAAAAAGAGCACCAGTATACTGGTGCTCTTTATAGATTGTACTACTTTCTAACGCAAGCCTGTTGACTCAAAGACATCACGTGCAACTCCAGCGGAGAAGCCATTTTCAACCCCTTTGACTATTACAGAAATAGCATTGTGACTATGAAGCGATTCGTTATGAGAAGCTACAATCTTAAAATCCTTAATACGCTCATCTTTATCTAGACGTGAATACAGAAGCCTTACTGCATCCTCAACAAACTTGAGAAATGCTCCATTTTTCTCAGCAAATGCTTGCTCATCTTCCCGTTTAACCATTACTTGAGTCTCTGTCTGTAGAGCATCTAAGCAAAGCTCTTGTAGATCTTCAATCCAAAGTTTATCTTCAAATCTAACACTAACACGAGCTACACTGCGCTGACTATGCGGTACTGTAGCGCGGTTACGATACTTCTCTGCATGCTCACTTAACTCAAAACTACATGGGCAAGCTGAAGAATATACAAAATCAAAATGAAGATACTTTTTAAACTCACCATCCTTAGTAAGATCACCCTCTAATACAACATCATAATACTGATAACCTTCTAAACCACTTCGTAAGCTAGTTTGTTTAATAGGATAAGAAATCTTAAGCATAATACGTGAGTCAAAGCTCTTAAGATTCTCTTTATATGTTGTAAGAACATCTTTAATCTTACCAATACTAAACGTTTCATCCTTATGATCGTAGAAGCTTCTCATTATACGAGACATATTAATACCTTTCTTATGAGCTTCCAAACTAACACTCCCTGTTACACTAGTTTCTAACTCAATTGTTTTACCATTACGCTTCTCATAATTAAGAGGTAACTTGAAGTTATGAATACCGACTTGCTGAATAGCAACCGGTGCACCTTGAATAAGACTAGAAGGGCCATTTTGTAGATCTGGTAATGAAGCAATATACTCTTTACTCGCATCTACAGTATCATCATACTCACGAACAGGTGGTACATACCCATCAGCACATTCACTACCCATAATACCTTTTGCAATAGTATCCTTTTCACCGGTGAGCTCATCATCATCACCTAGCCATTCATAGTTGGAGTTATTTTCTGTCTTACTCATAGTCAAATATAATTATAACATAACACGCGCTGTAATCAACTAATCTAACCCTATTTTAAAATAAATTTAAAAAGTTTCTGGAAACACTTGCAATCAGGGTTGCAGATGAATAAATGGATTGTAGAGAGCCGATGACCACTAATGTTCAGATATCTAGAGATCAGTATATAGTATTATCTTATAACAATTACCTAAACAATAGTTGATTTATCCGTTACAGTAGGTTATTATATATATATGAAATTTACTAGTAACAAAATAATTGATCTAGGTTCAGCTGCCTTTAGACAATGGAGATCGACTCATAGTCACTGTCAGTATATTCATGGATATAATTTAACTGCAGACATTACATTTGAAGCTAATGAATTAGATGAACGTAACTGGGTTATGGATTTTGGTGGATTGAAAGAACTTAAAAAGACTTTAGAACATACTTTTGATCATAAGTTAGTTGTGGCTCAGGATGATCCTAGCCTAGATTTAATTAAACAATTGGATGAAGCAGGTATAGCAGAGGTAGTCGTATTACCCGGTGGTGTAGGATGCGAACGTTTTGCAGAATTTGTACTCAAGACAGCAGATACATTTGTAGATGAATCAACTGGTGGTAGAGTTCGTGTAAAATCTGTACAAATAAATGAACATGGTAGTAATTTTGCTACTTGTTATAGAGATGAAAGTAATGCATCTATTTCATTTACGGAGACTCAATCTAGTACTGAGCCTTTACAATTGGAAGATGTACATGGTCCTATTGCAACTAGTGAGACTCCTGCACCGGTCGCTGACCCTAGAGCTGCACCAATTGGTAATACAGGTACAAAAACCAAAGGTGGTTGGTTTGAAGGTACTACCTGGGGTTAATTGTTGCGGGTGTAGCTCAGTGGTAGAGCATTTCGTTGCCAACGAAAATGTCGTGAGTTCAAATCTCATCACCCGCTCCAACTTAATGCCATCTTAGCTCAGTGGTAGAGCAATGGTTTTGTAAACCATCGGTCGTCGGTTCAAATCCGACAGATGGCTCCATTATTGTGAACTAAATTGATCATCGTATAACTTATTAGTTATATCAATTAAACGTTCAATAAAATCGGAATTGCGTAATTCTTTAAATGCAAGATTACCAATACCAAACTCACCATCTACATCTAATGAGTCTTTACGCATGTTACTTATTTTACGCCTAAGAGCATTTGCAGATTTTTGTAATAATTCTAAGTCTTCTACTGAAGCTGTTTGATGAGCCATTTCAAGATCGGATATTTCTCCTTTTATTTTATCTGCTTTAGCTAATACATCTCTCTCATCAATAGTAGGCTCATTATAATTGGGTTCAGTTATCCATTCATCATTAAGTAAAGAATAGAGGCCTGAAGCCTTATGAGGCTCATGTATATCTTGGAAGTAAATTTCAACTTCATAACCGCCAATGTTAATATCATGACGAAGATTCCAAACAAACCGTTTACCATCTAAAGCTCTTTTAACTAAATCTTCATCAGCGTTAATGTTTTCAAAATCTAAAAGAATGTGAGTATCAAGATCAGAAAAATCTGTATAGTTATAGTTAGATAATGAACCGGTAAGCTGAATATCTTCTACTAAATCTTCAACTCCAGCATCTTTAGCTACATCCATTGCAATAGTAATAAGTCTGTCTCTAACATCAGAATCAAACTCTTTTGAATCACTCCAAAATCGTTGATTAAGTGTATCGTTATAAAAACGGCTTTCAAAAAATGTTTTAAAATTAATCATTTATACTAACTTCTATATTTTTATCAGCAATATTTTCCTGACTAACATCGATTAGAGCGTCAAGATCTTTTTGAATAAAATCTTTACCTACCAATATTTTATATAAATTAGAGGCTCTATTACCAATCGAGAATGGAATATTATTAAATTCTTTCTCACCTATTTTAAAATTTAACTCAACGACTGGTCTATGCTCCATATTACCTGCACCAACGTTAATAGTTATTTCTCCTTTTTTGGGAAGTAACAATGTCTTACCGTTGACAGTGCGAAAAAATACTTTATCACCTTGCTCCTGAATATCTTCACCATGTATAACATTATAAGCACCATTACCAGAGTCTAATTTAGCAGGTATTTTACCAATACCCTCAATATTGAAAAACTCAATAAGTCCTAAAACAGACTTTTCTTCTATGTATTGTAAAAAAGTTTTCATTTGTAATTATTAGCAAGAGCCTTCATCAGCTTCTGCACCACATCCACAATCATTAACATCTTCATGGCCTACATTAAACATTGACGCATGTTCTCCACTAGCGAAATCATAGTCTAGTTTGTGAAAAACAGAACCGAGATAATCAGCAGCCTTAGTAATTTTAGCAGCGGTCCAACCTTCCAGCGCTGGAAGATCTTTCATCATAAGGCTAAGAGCAAATGCATATTTTTCAATTTTGTAAAGCTCAGCGAGAGCCATTTTCATTTCAGAATCATCATGATGATTTACACGCGGCATATTCTCACCATCTTCAGCTGTCTCACCAGCAAGCTTACTAATACCTCTATCAGCAGCATCAATAGCCTTATCAGCAAGAGCTCCTACAGCACTACCTGCAGCTTTAATACCTTCACCACCAACTTCAGCAGCAACCTTTCCAGTCTCAACTGCAACATCTCTTGCTAAATTACCAGCACCTCTTAAAACCTTTTTAGTTGTATCACTAGTTGCTACTTTCCTAAGAGCGGAACCAGCACCTCTTGCTGCTGAACCTACACCTCTTGCTGCAGCACCGATACCACCAGCAAGAGCACCGAGCATTTCTTCAGTTACTTCCATGTCACTATTAACTGCACTATCTATAATAGTATCAATCTTCTTAAGTTGATTTGCCTTAATCTCTTCTGCTGATAACTTAGGTGAAATTTGTAAATAAGCTTCAGCAATTAAACCTGCATCATTAAGTTTAGACTTCATGCATATATTTATGCTTCAAGCACTGCTTTTATAGCAGCTTTATCAGTTTCAGATAACTCTTCTGGTACAAAATAATTAATAGCCTCATCAATATTGTTAGCAATGAGAGCTCTTGTCTTAGTACCTGAAATACCATCTTCTTGAAGTGGTATTTTTGTCACACTCACTAGCGGATATTTGTCAGCATTCTTTTCAAAGTAAGCATATCTCTTTACGTCTTCATCTTTATCACCAGCACCGACTGTAATCTCTACATCTTTATTTTCATCTGCATAATCATAAACAGATTTTACTGGTGAAATAGGTGCTAATATAACTTCAACTGGTTTACCTGCATACTTAGCATAAATATCCCAAATTGCTTTTGATTGTTCGGCAGTAATACCGTCCCGATCCTTATTACCAATGACAACGATACCACGATCGGCATCTTCTAAAAGATATTTGAAAGCACTGAAATGACCTTTTGTAGGCGGCTTGTAGCCACCTGGCATAAGTGTTATTCTCTCCTTATCTCTTAGGTGCTCTCCGTCTTCGTAATATTCTCTAAACGTTTTCATTTGGTAATTGGGGTAGATGTTTGACCTCCACTAAAGTTAGCCCTACTAAACTCTAAACGATCAACTAGCTTAACTGCATCACCTTCTTTACCTACAGCAACATAACCTTCGGGGTTAGAAGCGGTAAGAGTACCATCACCATTATCTAAAAAGTGCTTTGTATTGTAAACAGCATTATTGTATTTGTTAACAAAAATTTGTTTAGCTTGGGATAAGAGTTTACTTATCTTAAATAAATTTATAATATCTTTTTGACGTGATTTAATATCAGCTAGCTTCTTTTTAAATGCTTCAGTAATGCGCTCTTTACCGGTTTTAGACTTACGTTTAGCAATTTCTTTTTCCATCCGGCCTTTCATCCAATTCATAAATCCTTTATATGAACCTTCTGCATCTTCTAAAAATTTACCTTCACGAATCTCTGAGTTAGCATAAATGTTAAGTAGGTCTAATGGAAGATCTTTATATTTAACCTTAATACCATCTGCAGTCTTTGCTAAATCTCTAACTTGCTTAGCTTCATCCTTTGTAAGAGTAACAGTTCCTGTAGCATCGGTAAATACAGCATCATCAACCCATACACCAGGTACCTTTTTAAGACCTTTTACATTGATACCATATTGAGGTGGTGAGTTTAAATCACTATAACCAGTATGAAAAACAATACCAAATACAGAATTAGCAATTTCTTTACCAAGATCTGAGTCTGCTTCAACGGCATACTTAATAGTATTAGGTTTAAATGCGATATGCTTAACACCATCCTGTACAACCGTCTCAAGCATAGAAGAATCAAACATGAAATCACCTTGAAGTATGCCCTTAATACCTAATTTTGGAAGATATTTAAGGGCTTTCTTAAGTTTATCAGCAAGCCCTGGTGCATGACCATGATTCATCTCAACATCAGCATCAGTATAGTTGATTTTAGGCTCATTATTAAAAATAGACTTAGTACCAACAAAGAATTTACCTGTTTCAGGGTGTTTTCCAGCGAAAATAGCAGGAGCCCCATCCCATTTTACTGAAGTATTAACACTTCTTTTGGATTTACCCTGTAATTTAGAGAGAAGATTACTAATCATGGTACGAGCCACGTCATATCCCTTTTCTCCCTTGGTCAAAACCAGTTCTTCAAGGTGAGTTAGGTGAGTATTAGCTTTAGCCTCTGTTAAAAGCTGTGAATCTAAGTGAAATTGTTTAAAATTGCGCATTTTATTAATTATATCAGGGTTCCTTATTGGAGAGTTAGGTTATACCCGCCGCGGCCACCACCGGTATTAGGGGATATTCCAATTTCGTTGAGATTTGTTAACATGTCCTCAACTGTTCTGTTTGCATTTTCAGCATAATCGTTGCTAAATGGTCCAAACGTAAGCATGTTAAAGTTTTCTTTATTAAAAAGGGTAAACCATGTAAATTTTTGGTCTTCTTTCTCTTCATTATGATATTCGTTAATTTGCATAGCTGCAGCAATTGCACGAGCAACTTGACCTTGATTACTGCTTACACTATTAAGAGCTTTCTCAATAATAGGTTTAACCACTTCAGGTTGAGATGCAAACATCAACAAACCTTTTAACAAAGTATCTTTATCTGCTGAATCGAAAAAGCGATTAGAAAGTGCACCTTCCTTCTCATTACGCTGTTTAATTTGATCTTGAAACTCTGCTAAATATTCATTTATAGATTTACCATCGTTAGCTTTAATATTATCAAAATATGCTTTACCTTTTGTATCTTTATAAACAGCTTTAATTTTAGATTCAATATCAGTGTTGTTATTTATATTTGCAATAACACGACCGGATACGCGTTGCTGCGGAGCTGGTAAATTTGTAAAGTCAAAATTTACAATAGCATTTAAAACGGCATTTGCAGCATCAGCATCAACAGAATCTGTTTGTTGACCACTTTTTGTAAATTCATTAAATTTGCGTATTAAAGCTAAAGTCTTTCCTTTACCAGGTCGTCCGGCTCCCGCTTTGAGTTCAACTAACTGACCATTTGGTAAAGCAATATCACCTTCGCTTGGATTTTTACCTTCTGAGAATAAAGTTAATACAGCTTCACCTGGACCGACACCAACAGCACCTTCTTCAAATGTAATATAAGCAATTTTACCCACTGCCTCTGAATTAGTTATAAACTTAAAACCTCTACTAGCTCCAAGTTTATCGATATGATTTTTAAAATTAGTATTACCTTCCTTTAAAGCATTTGCCAATGTATCTAATTTATTAGAATTCTTTAACGATGTAATAGATTTAACTTCATCATAAAAAGAGTTACGTACTCCTTTATTGTCCATTTGAATTGACTCGTTATAAATAGAATTTAATCTAGCTTCTAGAGCAAATTGAGCAGCTTCTGTATCCCAACCAGCAGATGCAGCCCATTCTTTAAGGTCGGGTGATTCTTCTGATTGTTGTAGACGCATTAATTTACGTGCTTCGGTATCATCCATTTCAACAGTCTGAACATTACCATCAGCAAACTCAATACTAACTTTAGCTTCGTTAACTTTTACAACATTGTAGAGATCTTCTAATCTATAGCCACTGACATCAACTGAATCTAACGAGATGTTTTCATTTAACACGTTAACTGCGTATATTTTCTCTAGATCAATCATAATACTACTATAAAGATGTTCCTTATGCTTGTGCAAGCGTTTCTTTCATCTCCCCATCACCCATTTCAACTAAGTTACTAATTGCAGAAGCAACACCTTTCGGATCTTCATCAACCATACCTTGAAGCTCCTTGGCTGTGGCAGCGCC